GGCTTCGAGCACCGGGGCCTCTGCGTGTGTCTTGCGTGCCATTGTCGTCTCTCCGTTCGGGGAGGGCGGCCGCCTCGCGGCCTCGGCCCCTCCCACAGCTCGCAGTCTACCACGCCGCGAGCGCGCGCGCAATGCGGCGCGCTGTCGCAGCCACGGTCCTACACTCGGACTTCTGTCCTACAACTTAGGACTTCTGTCCTAGGTCCTTCTTCCTAGGACTTCGTTCCTAGCTTCGCGAACCCCCCGACCTCCGGCTCGATGAAATCGAGCCGGAGGCGGGACCCGTTTCGGCGCGCAACGCACTTCAGCCCGCGTACGGTATATATCGAACCCTCGAACATCACTTCCAGCACCCCCTGAACATACCTATAACCTTGACACTAGTGCCCGCGCGTGCTACACTTCCGCATCCATCTATTTGGGAGGATATTCGCTATGGGCGCATTCGATTCGCTTTTAGACACCTCAGACCTCTCCCCAGGTGATATTGGCTATCTCTTGATAGACACAGATGGTGCCCCACTTTCGATTCAGAAGGCTGTTCCCGATTTGGGCGTTTTGGCTGCTCGCGTCTATTATAACCCGCTCCTTACGCCCCCGGACACCAAACTGGTCACATTGGCTGGCGCGGAGGTCACTTCGCCCATACAACCAACCCCTGATTTTCGCTTCGTTATGCACGTGTAATAACACAAGGAGGCACAATGGCTACGCAAGGCACAATGGCTACGCAAGCAAAGACAATCCCCGCCCCAACAAATCCCAAAGAGGCGGCAACGAAGGAGAAGTACGAAATCGCGCGCGAGAAGTTGATGGAAGATATTAAGAAGAAGCGCCGCGCTTCCATCTCCCAGTTCCATTTGGGTCCGTTCGACGGGCTCACCGACGCAATCCCGGATATCGAGTCCGGGGAAGACGTATGGATCGTTTTGGATGACACCGGCACGCCGATTTCGGTGCAGCGCGAAGCACCTGATCCCGGTGTCTCATGTTGCCGTGGGCACATAAACGATCTCTATGACAACACAATCCACCACCTCGTGACCAACACGGGTGCGGAGCTTTGGCCTCCGGTCGCGTCACGGCCAGAAGTGCGATTCGCTACGCCGGTTCCACCACCCCCGGAGCCACTGTCGCGGGGCGGCGAGACACAACGGAAGGAAAGATAACTGGACGACGACCACGTACCTTCTGACCTGGCGGCCTTACCGACCATGCCATATTCGGAAAGGCCGCTCGAACTTCCACTGGACGTGGAAGAATGTAGAACTGCTATTTGGATGGCCTCCGGCAATATTACGGAGGCGGCGAAGCTATTAAAAATAACATCAATTCGGTTAAGAGCGTTCGTTAGGAAATCGCCCTACTTGTCGGCAGAAGTACAAGAAGCCGCCGACAGGATGGTTGATATAGCGGAATCAAACGTCCTGAACGCGCTGACGGACGAATTAGATCCTTCTCGGCGCGACACCATGAGCAGATTCGTGCTGTCGAATATAGGGAAGCATAGAGGATGGGGAGCGGGCAATTCGGCGGGAATTAATGTGAAGAATTCGGCCGGCGGAACCATTATCGTGCAATGGGCTGACGGTACTTCTATAGGGCCAGAAACAAAGTACCAAGAAACAAGAGAAACGGAAGGCGAGGTAATAGAAAATGAGCCAGCAACAGACGCAGCATGAAGGACATTCTTTGGGTGCGCATCGCGTGCGCGAGAGCTTTAACCCGAGCCAAGATTCGCTGGTCGATAAGGTGAAGCGATATTCCGCTGACCTGATCGATCTCTGCGAGGAACACAAACATCTTGATCCAAGGCTGGCCGCATTGGCTCAGACGGCGTACGAGGAAGCCGCGATGTGGGCGGTGAAATTGGTGACCACGCAGAAGTAAATACCAAGAAGTAGGCATCAAGAAGTAATAGGAGGAAGCTATGACGCTAGGGTTTATATTCTGGTTCATCATGCTTCTATGGCTATTATTCGCTATAGCTTGGAATCAGGGCTGGGGCAACATCGGCACTTACGGGCCGCTTGGGAACAGCCTGCTTCTATTCATACTGTTCTTGCTGCTCGGCTGGAAGGTGTATGGATTCCCCATACACGGATGACGGTGTAGAATGGCGCAAGCGGCACTTAAAGAAGAGGAACCCCCACGGATAATCATTCCGTATGTGCCGCGCGAGCACTTCAAGGCCCTACATAATTCGGTGGCGCGATGGATATTCACCGTGGCCCACCGACGAGCAGGTAAGACAGTCGCGCTGTGTAATCAAATCATTCGGAGGGGCCTGGAAAATAACCGGACTTTCCCCCCACCCCGTTATGCATATATTGGCCCTAGCTTCGCGCAGACCAAGGACCTGGTTTGGGGATACTTTAAACATTACACCAGCGTGTTGCCGCGCGTAAAAGTATCGGAAGGCGACCTGCAGATTGTTCTACCAAATGGAGCGATGATAAACCTATACGGAGGAAGTGCCGCTTATGAGAGAATGCGTGGACTCTACTTCGATGGAGTTGTTGCTGACGAGTATCCTCTGCTTAACCCTAGTATGCTTGGCAGCGTCATTCGTCCTTGCTTGGCAGATTACCAAGGATGGGCGGTCATTTCGGGTACTTCGAACGGAGACGACCATTTTCACGAGCTTAAAAAACGCGCTGAGAAGGAGATAGCCGAAGGCGGAGGTAAATGGGATGTATTCAGCATACCCATCGATCAGACGGAAGGAGCGCTCGCCCCTGACGAAGTAGCTGAAATGCGGAAGGACATGACGAGCGATGAGTTTGCTCGTGAAATGATGTGTTCTTTCGACGCGCCGATCGAAGGCTCTTATTACGGCGAAGTTATGAACGATATTCAGATGGCGGGACAAATTACGGGAGTCCCTTATGACCCCAATTCGCTGGTTTATACTTCGTGGGATTTGGGCATTGACGATGAAACTGTCATTTGGTTTATGCAGCGTTGTGGTAGGGAACTACATGTCATCGACTATTACGCCAATACCGGAAAGGGCCTGGACCACTACGTTGCTCAGATAAAGTCTAAGCCTTACGCCTATGGATGCCACGTTCTACCCCACGACGTCAAAGCACGGGAATTAGGTACCGGAGTATCGCGGAAAGACGTTCTAGATGCGATGCTGCCCAACATATTCATCTGTCCCGACCACAGGCCGGAAGACGGGATTAGCGCGACACGCGCTGCTTTAAGAATGATGTGGTTCGACAAGGTGCGCTGCGAAGCAGGAATAGCGGCGCTGCGGGGTTATCACAAATCGAAAATTGGGAAGCCCCTCCATAATTGGGCTTCGCATCCTGCGGATGCTATGCGAATGGGCTGCGTGGCGATGAATATGATAAGACCGATGATAGGCGGCAACAATGTCATCGGGATAGGCGAGGGTGCGTTGAAAAGGAATTTGAAGCGCCTAAATAATGGGGCGCTGAGGAGAAGAAGATGAACTACGCAAAACCCGGCTTGCCGCAGGATGCTTCCGAGATAGGTTTAGCCTCTCTTGAGAGAGTGTTCAGTAATGGCTCCGTGGGTGGTTACGCCGATGCGGAAACCGAGGCAGAGGACTCCGATAATTCTGATTACGCCGCAACCGTCCGGGAAATGATCGACGATGCGAAGAGTTTTGAGGATAGCATTCTAGCGCCGGATCGCGATGAGAATTTACATTATTTCTACGGCGAATACCCCCCTCCGGAAGGCGAAGGAAAGTCAACGGCGGTATCCACGGATTTCCGGGATACCGTTATGTCCATTCTGCCGTCCCTGATACGTATTTTCACATCCTCCGAAAATACCGTGAATTGTAAGCCGAACCATAAGGGACAGGAAGAAATGTCCCGACAGTGCACGGACTATCTGAACTATGTATTTTGGGAGGATAATCCAGGTTTTCTGATCATCCACGATATCATCAAGGATGCCTTGCGGTGCAAGACGGGCGTCGTTAGGTGGGAAACGGATAACGACGAGGAAGTAACGGAGCAGGAATTCTCCAATGTAACTCAGGAGCAAATCCAGCTGCTCGTGAGTGAGAATCCGAGCATCGAAGTGACCGATATGGAACCCGATCCGATGATGCCGGGGGTTCTGAAATCTCTCCGGGTGCGCTTCACTAAGTCGAAGCCCATTCTAAGAATTTTCTCGGTGCCTTTGGATGAGTTCCGGGTGTCCCGGAAAGCCAAAGACGTCGACAATGCCCCTCTGATTGGTCACGATCAGATTGTAAACATATCCGATCTAGTAAAGATGGGCTACGATCTGGAGGAATTGAAGGAACATCTTGGCGCGACACCCGACAATGCCGCCGTGGATCGTGTGTTCAGGAATAGAGGGCTGGACGAAGGCGATGTTACCGATAAATGGGATATTCGGTACGGGTGTTATTTTATTCGTATCGACAAGGACGGTGATGGAATTGCTGAGCTACGGAAGATCAGTACCATCGGAGATAATCACCATGTCATCAGCGACGAAGTGGTCGAATACGCAAATTTCGCTGTGTGGTGTCCTGATCCTGAGCCTCATACTCTTGTCGGCGATACTCCTGCTGATCTAGTGAAGGATATCCAGGAAATTAAAACCAACATGCTTCGCGGCTCGCTGGATTCTCTTGCGCAGTCCATTTGGCCTCGTACGGTTTTCAACCAGACCATAACGAACACCGACGACGTTCTTAATGACGAGGTTGGTGCTCCTATTCGCACTACCGGTTCTCCGTCCGATGCGGTTATGTCCATAACCCACCAGTTCGTTGGTCAGCCCGTCTTCGGCATGTTCCAGATAATGGAGCAACTCCGACAGTCTAGGACGGGTATTTCGGATGCCTCGAAGGGTGTCGATCCCCGCGCGCTGCAATCTACGACGCTTACCGGCGTCGATGCGATTGTTCAAGGAGCGCAAGAGCGCATCGAACTGTGTGCCCGCATCCTCGCTGAAACTGGTATGAAGCAGCTGTATAAGGGGATGCTGCGGGAGATAGTCAAGTACCCCAATCAGGAGCGCACGATACAGCTTCGAGGGAAATGGGTGAATGTCAACCCATCCACATTCGATCCTACGATGCGCGTAAGCGTCAATCCGACCCTCGGGAAGGGTTCGGACATGACTCGGCTAATGATTCTACAGGAAGTGAAGGCAACCCAAACCGCCGTTATGACCCAATTCGGCGTGGAGAATCCTCTTTGCGGTGTCCAGGAGTTCCGAAATACCCTTGTGGACATATTGGCCATCGCGAACGTAAAGAACATCAGCCGCTATTATCGCGAGATTGATGAGGAAACTATCAAGAAGATCGCTGCGACACCGAAGGAGCCGGATGCGGCTACTCTGTTGGCTCAGTCCGCGATGGAGAAGAATCGCGTGCAGATGGCGACCGAGATATCCAAGTCGAACTTCGAGGATCGCAAGCTGCGCGTCGATGACGATTTCCGCCGCGACGAGATGATTGTCAAGGGAATCCTCGATGCGGCTAAGATCGAAGCGCAATTCATGGTTGATGTTAATGAGGCGGAATTTGAGAGTGAAAATACACCAATTCCTATGGCGGAACCACAGCCGCTTCCAGTACCAGAATACGCGCAACAGTTGATGGGTATAGCGAATGGACCTAGAACGGCAATTGATACACAGCCTGAATCTCAATTCGTTGGACCACAAGCGCCTATCCGATCTGGAAGTGGAGGAGCGGGCGGCGGAAGCCAGGGTAATCCTCAATAATCCTGTATTTAAAAATGCTTTAGAGGATGTATATTCTAGGGCGCTGGGAACACTATTAAACGCGGATGTAGGTAGCTTGACAGCCGGTACGGCCCATGCTAGTATAAAGGCCGTTCGTGACGTACAGAAGCAATTAGAACAGTACGTTGCAGATAAATTAATGCGCGACAAATTTAGTAAGGGGAATTCTAGTGGCTGACGGACTAGAAAAAGCGGCCGAAGCATTCGATGCTGTGATGAAATCAGAGCCTGGGAGCACCAAGGCTCCTAGCAAATCTGTCGACCGCAACGAAGGTCCCCAGGAAGTTCTTTTCAAGAATACTGGCAAGCTGGACGATGACACCGAGCCGAGAGGCGGCGGTGATGATGAACCCGATCCGGAGGTTTTGATTTATGAAGACGACGATAAAGCCTCCCAAAAAGGTCCAAGGAATCCTGGCGAAGGAGATGACGAGGATAGCAAAGGCGACGATGCCGACGACGATGATTCCGGAGCCGACGATAAGGATGATTCCGGGGAAGAAGAAGGCGAAAGTGCTGTCCTTTCACAAAAAGTTGAAGTCACCGTCGATGGGGAGCCTGTAGAAGTAACAATAAAAGAGGCCCTCGAGGGTTACGTTCGCACCGAGACATTCCATCGGCGCTTGAATCAGTTGGACGAGGCGAAGAAGATTGTTCGTCGCGCTGCCGCCGATGCTGTTCAGAATTACGAATACTCCATGAACGTTGCGCGTCAGATGGAAGCGCACATGGAGCAGATGATTCCCAAGGAGCCTGATTGGGACGAGGAATTCAAGAAGGACCCGGTTAAGGCCAGGGACCTTCAACGATATTACGAACAGGCAAATGGCTTCCGCGCTCAATTACGCGGGCAGCTGAGGGAAGCCCTCGAAAAGCAGAACCAATCCAGCATGGTTCAGACGCAGGCATTCGCTGAGGAGGAGAATGCCAAGTTTGAGGCCATGAACCGCAAATACTGGACGGACCCCAAGAGGAAGGTGAAAGACTTACAGTCGATGCGCAAGACTGGCATATCGGCGGGGTTCTCTGAGGATGAATTGTCGCAGGTTTACGACAGCAGGATGCTGACAGTTCTACTGAAAGCGTCCAAGTACGATCGAATGATGGCTGCTAAGCCCAAGCCAGTCGTTCGGCCGCAAGGCAAGCCGATATCTCCGGGAGCGGGAAGCGCTAAGACGCGTACGGCTCAGAAGGGAGTTACTCCGGCCATGAAGAGGCTCAACCGCACAGGCAGCATGGAAGATGCTGCTGTTGTGTTTGATCAGATCATAGCTAGGAGCTAACCATGGCAAAAGTTGCAAGTGCCTTCACTACGTACGATGCGAAGGCGAACAGAGAAGACCTGTCGAATTCCATCTACAACATCGACCCGTTCGATACTCCTGTCATGTCGATGGCCCGCCGAAGGAACGCCAAGAATCGTACCTTCGATTGGCAGACCGAATTCCTCCCCGCCGTCGATCCGAACAACGCCCAACTCGAAGGCTTCGAGCTTGTCCGGATGGCGTCTCAGCCGACTGCTCGCTTGACTAACGTCACTCAGATTTCGAAGCGCGATGCGACCGTCACCGGCTCGCAGGAGGCTTCGGATGCCGCTGGCAAGGGCTCCGAAATGGGCCACCAGATGGCTATGGCTTCCAAGGTCCTCAAGTCGGATTTGGAGACCATTATGTCGGGTCGGCAGGAGCGCAATGACGGCGCCGATGCTACTGCTCGTAAGACCGAAGCTATCGCTCATTGGCTCGGCCGCGCTACGGACAAACTGGCGGCGGTGAACGGTGCTATCGCGCCGGGTACCGTTACTGTTGGTCTTCCGACTACCCCGACTACCGCTTTTACCGCCGTTGCTGGCGGCTCCCAGATCGCCCTCACCGAACAGATGCTTGGCGATGCTATGCAGAAGGCGTTCGCCAACGGCGCGAAGCCGGACAACTGGGTTGTTCCTCCGGCGATCAAGCGGACGGTGAGCACTTTCGAAGGTCGCGGCATTTCGCAGGTTCTCGTCGGCAAGACCGAAGTGGTTGCGACGGTGGATATCATTGCCACCGATTTCGGCCGCGTCAAGGTCATGCCTTCGCTGTGGATTCCTGCCGACGTCGCATTGCTACTCGATGCGGACTTCCTCGCGGTTTCGTTCTTCCGCAACTTCCGTCAGTTCCCGATCGCCAAGATTGGCGATGCGGAGACTCGTTTGATCGTTGTCGAATGGGGTGTCGAGATGCGGAATCCGCTCGCGCACATCCTGTTCAACGGCGTCAAGCAGGGCGCTGTCATTACCTGACTCTTCTTTGCTGGCGAAACTCCGTCCCCTAAGTCGGGGACGGCTTTTCATAGGAGAAGTGTATGCCTCCGCGTAGCGAAGCTCAGCGGCGTGCAATGCGTGCTGCTGCATCTGGCAAGTCAACCATAGGCATCCCCAAAAAGGTCGGAAAGGAGTACTCGAAGTCCGATCCGGGCGGGAAGTTGCCGAAACGCAAACGCAGGTAGTCATGAACGATCATATGAAGTTGTCGCCTGCAGGTGCAAACCTGATCAAGGCATTCGAAGGCTTACTTAAGAAGGTCGACGCCAACCATTATACCTCTTACAAGTGTCCGGCCAATGTCCTCACCATTGGGTGGGGACACACTAATCACCATGGCAGACAATTCAAGGCCGGTGATATTTGGACGAGGGACCAATGCGACGAAGCTTTCCTCGAAGATATGGTGGGCTTCGAAAAAGATGTTAAGCGGTTGGTGAAGGTCGAGCTTACACAGTATCAATTCGATGCGCTGGTCAGCTTCACTTATAATTGCGGCGCGGGAAATTTTCAGAAGTCCACCTTGTTGAAGAAGGTGAATGCAAAGGATTTCGTCGGAGCGGCAGCGGAATTCCGCAAGTGGAACAAAGGTGGCGGGAAGGTGCTCGCTGGATTGACGCGTCGGCGTGCTAGCGAATCGTTGCTTTTCCAGAATGTTCCCGATGCCGACTATGATGGGAAGCCGGACAAGGTGGTGAAGCCACCGGCAGATCCGATGCCGCAATCGGTGGACGAACCGGTAGATGCCTGAGAGGAAGAAGCCCACATCTGTATTTGATGCTCTCAAGTCAGACCTTGAAAGAGCCGGTGTTGGTATAGTAAATGCCGCATCCAGTATTCCCAGATTCGTTCAATCCCACATGCAAGAATACAAGCCAGGTATGTCTGTACAAGATATGCCCCAAACTATGGAAGTGCTGCCGGAGGCTGCCTCAACTATAGTTGGAACTCCAGGTGCTTCTGTTCCTGGGGTTTCATTGAATAGCGGCATTAAACTTCCTAAGCTTACAGGGGGCTATCGGGCAAATACACATCCATTAGAGACTCCCATTATTCGAAAAGGAGAAGATGAAGTAGGAACTCACTTTACAACTTCCCCGAATGTTATTGCTCAACAAAATGCCCCGTACCCTAGTTTGAGTAATTTAAGCGGGACAGTTGGGGCAGGCCCCAGAACTACGCCGATTGTAGCGGATATTAGGAACCCATTAAAATTTCCAACGAACCCCACAAATTGGGCGGATTCTGGCTCTGTGCTTGGTCCGTTAGAGATGGGGGTAGATATGGGCATGAAATTACCATTTCCTAAAGGCGTATTAAGTGG